GAATTGGAGCTGCTTTTGATTTGCTTTTGCCACCGCCCATAATCTACCCCTTAAACAATCCGTAACCAGCTAAACCAAGACCTGCTAGTGAGGCAAGGTCTGATCCACCACCACCGCCGCCGCTTGCAGTGCTAATTTGTCCCAAGTTAACGCCACTAACTCGACTTGCTAAGCGATCAAGTGCTGTCTCTGGAGCTTGTTGTTCAAAGGCAAAACGCTGTCTTGCTGCATCAATAAGTGATTGCTCATATCCTTGTTGCTGTGCGCCTACCGCTGATAGGGTCTGAGAGGGCGCTAGAAGGCCTCTCTGGGCTGTTGGTAAGGCAGACATAGCAGCTAGTTGGTTTCTCAGCATCGCCTGTGTAGCGGCTCCTGCGGTCGCCTCAGCAGCTTGTTGTTCTTGTAAGGCTTGACGGCTACCACCAAATGCACCCTGACGGATAGCTTGACTGCCTATTCCGGGTAATATCTGACCTTGTAGTTTGGCTATAAACGGATCCATCACTGCCTGAGACTGAGCAGACATGGGATCAAGTGCCGCAGCAACTGATCTCGCACCAGCCATGCCTAAACCAGCTTGAGGAGCCGCCGCCTCTAATGCAGCTTGTTGTGCCGCAATAGTGTTAGGCGACTGTGCCGCAACTGTTTGACCAGGAAAGTACTGCATTGGCCCTTGTTCAAATGCGCCTTGTGATAAGCCAAATAAACGAGTTAATGCCCTCTCCTGTGCTGGAAATGGTCTAGTAGTTTGAGTTGTATTTGATGGTTGCTTTCCGCCGCCGCCCATTTTAAACCTCTTTTGTGTCTTCTATGTCAATGCTGAAGTCTCTCATATCACATCTCCAGCCGCTTCTTGTATAAACCCTTTCTAATGCCTTATTAGGTGTCTTAGCCGATACTCGGTCACACCCTAACCTTTCTGCCTCTCTACGAATAAAATCAAAGTGATTCTTGATAATATTCAGATTCTTTCCCTTTCCATTTGCCCAACAAGCCCATACTAAGAAGGATTGCTCTGCTGTTATAGGATGTACCTCTACAGTACAAACTGCAAATGCCTCACTGGTTGTATAGAGTATTGCCTGTCCGTTAACACAAGCTGCATATATGTCTTCTGCTCTATACGTCAACCAAGGGTACTTGTGTATAATCTCCTCAACGCCGTATTTAACCCAAGTCCACTCTCTTCTAATATCCGATATAACTGGATCCATCTCCTCTCTCCTCTTAATTTAACCTATCTTATGCCAAGCTCCGTTGCTTGCATATCTGTAAAGACCTTCTGCTGTACTGCCAAATCCAGTAGATCCGCTTCCAGCGTTGTATGCAACAGTACCCACTTTAGGTTCTACAGGAGCAATTAGCAATGGTATAAAAAACTGAAACGTCTTCATGTCGTCTATCTTTTGCTGAAGATCCCTTAGCTCCTCCTCAAGCGCTACCCGGTCATACTCCTCTGGCAGATTAGCCATCTATCTTTCACCCTCAAATCGACCCTGTATAACCATATCGGTTAGCTCCCAGTCGTCATTAGCGCCGCTGCTTTCTACTTTTAAGTGTATATAACGTCCAGCGGTTCTTACAGGAAAGCTCTTAAATGTATCGTCAACAGTAAATGTATCTTTATCTAAATAAGTGGGTGTTGCATCTATTGTTGATGTAAAGCCTACGCTAACGGTAGGGGATCCTGCGCCCTTTTTGCCTACTCGCAATGCACTAATTTCTTTAATTTTGTCTGCGTTATTTAGGTCGTGCGCTCTAGTTTCTGCGCTAACACCTTGGTTAACTAAAGTTGGGACAGTTCCTTCGTAATAAAACTTGCCGTCAGCATCCGCCGACAATGCTTCATTAAAAATACCTCTAGCAAGATAGGCAGTAACGCTAGATGTTCTCATTCCCCACTGTCCTGTCTTATAGTTGTAGTATATCTCTTTAGAAATATTAGATGAGTTTATTGGTATTCCCCAAGTTACTTCATTTTCTTTTGAATTATCAAAAGCATAAACTTTTGCAAGCTCGCCACTTGAAGCGTTATCCATAAAATACTCATTCATGCCGCTTTGACGACCAATAAGCTGCACAGAAGCGCCATCAGTAACAAAAAATCCATCTCTGCAAAGCCCATAATTTTTACGACCAACAGGAACTACAGAGTTAGGAGATACAGCTCCGACTCCATTTTCTAAAGCAACCCTATACCCAAATATATTTGGTAGCCCAACATAAGACACCAAAAACATTTGATTTTCTGTGTAAACTGCTAAAGAGTTACCTAGCTGTGCTACGCACTTAATAGGCGTGTTAGCTTCTCTTATTAAAAGCTCGCCAGCAGTATTTGTTGCGCTTGCCACCCAAACATCTAAATCATCAGCGCTACACCAAGAAAAACTTGTTTCGTATGTAGTAGATCCTTTAGAGTAATTAAATGCTAAAAGATGCGGTCCTTGCTTGTGAAATGCTTGTACTGAGTCATAATCTATATCAGGTATTTGTATTGTTAAAGTAACTGCACCAGACCTTGTTGGCGACCCTCCGGGTATGTTCATAGTTAAAACAGCGCCAGTGCTTGTGTAACCAGACCCAAAATTTGTAACCTCAATCGCTGTAACTTTGCCAGAGCTGACTTCGGTAACAGTCGCTTCTAAACCTGATCCGCTACCTGCACTTGGCGATCCGTCTTGAGTTAATACATCTCCCACTGCATAATTAGCTGTTCCAGGGTTTGTTATATTAACTCCGCTAATTTGATCATTGTGAAATAAATTAAAATTGACGTTATTCTTTTTGATTACTGGCTGAGTTGATCCTTTAGCTCCTACCACAAATGATCCGTATGTTTCAAAATCCCACTGGTCGGCTTCGTTAACGCCTTCATCCCACAAGGTTGGCAAAAAATATGTAAATGAAAAAGGGCCAGAAATTACTGTAAAAGAATCCAACCAAGCAGTTTCAGTAAACTCAATATAAGCACTTGCACTAGGAGGGCTTCCAGCAATAGTTACAGTTCCAGTTGATGTGGTAGAAAACTTAAATTTATTTGGCGACATTGCTACAACGAGATCATTTACAGCTACAATGTTATCACCGCCAACATTTGCTCCAGTAGAGTCTGTAAGTCCTACTATATTAACTAATGATCCAGCAACAAGACCATGTGCAGTTGATGTAGTAACCTCACAAAGACCGCCTGATATTGTTGCAGAAGAAATTCGTATGTCAGAGAAATTTACAGATTTATCCCAACTAGTAGCTTCTTGCTGCTTTATTAAGTTATAACCAGTCCCTACTGTGTCAATTACAGCGCCAGATGCAGAAGGTGAGAGCCTGTAAGAATAAATCCTATTTAAGTCACCTATATATGCAACTTTGTCGTTAAACTCTTTTGTTGCTATCAGTCCACGAATGTCAGTTCCAGATCCTTGAGCTGTAAAGTCATGCTTTTCTTCTCGACCTGCTTTTCTACGCATACCAAACTCGGTGTATTGAACACCGTCTACAGTCTCCCAGAAAGGTATTCTGCGATCAAAGGCTTCAGGGTATACGCCAGTCTTTAATAGCTCTGACGCATCAAATTTAAAGCCGTTACTTTTATCAGTTTCAAATGGCATTAAGCTGTTCGTTTCCAAATGTAAGTAGTAATGTAAGGTTGTAAGTTGTTGTTAGAGCCTCCGCTTCCAGTATCAGAAGTTTGGCCGGCATCAGCTCTACCTGAACTAGCCGCACCTAAATCATATTCAAAGTTTTCATTTAAAATCCCTTGAGACACGCTTCTGACGACTGCAAGTGTTTGATTGCTTGCAGCTACACGAGAACTGCTTGAGCTTTGATTTTTTAGTATAAGGTGGTCGTGAGCAGGAAGCATATCTTTTGTGAGAGTAGAAGCGCCGCCAGCCTCTAACGCAACGTCCATTGCTGTGTTAACAACTTTACCAGAGCCTATTGTTACTGTACTTCCTGAAGAAATGCTCCCGTTTGAGGCGTATTTAATCGTATTTGCTGTGGCCTCTGTAACTGTGCCGTTAGTTACGTTAGCCTGACTTGTAGTAAATCCAGAAGTTGTAATTGTGTCGCCTACCCCAAAAGGATGAAGCTGCCCTGACTCGCCTTCTGAAGCTGTAAAAGTAAGCTGTATAACATCGTCTGCTGAAGCGGTCGCTGCTGATGGCGTGTAGCCAGAATCAAGACCAACAATAGTACGGCCTTTTGCAAAAGGAACCCAAGTTCCAAACTCAAGACCCGCATGAAAATAACTAGAATCGCCAGGATTACCAGACTTTACTGTTGTTAATATATGCCCTATTGGATAAACAATATCTAGCACAGTCTTAAACAGGTTATCTTGCTGGCTGTTTAACCATACCCATTTACCAGGTGAGTTTTCTCCACCTGTAGCTGTTGAATCATATATTAAGTCTACATACTGACCAGCTTTTAAGTCTCCAGCAACAAGAGGAGAGCCGTCTTGACGAACGATGGTTTTAGCGCCAGTGCCATTTGCGTTTAAAGTTGGGGCAGTATTTGCGCTTACTCTGTTTATTTCAACAGAAACCCTTACACCCTCACCTAAAACTACAGCATCTGTAAAAGTTGCTGTATATGATATGCCATCAGAGCTACCAGTTACTTTAACCTCTGTAGACATTCTTTGAAGTACGTTAATTTCATCGTGAGCAGCAAGAAAGTTATCTCTTACACTTGATGTAGTTGCATTACCCTGTACTGGGTTAGTTGGTATTATTGCTGATGTCACGCTAACGGACCTCCGTTGACTTCTATACTTTCGTCTTTAATTCGTGAACGACCTACACCTTGTTTTGATCTCTGTGCTTGTACGTCCATAACACCTTCATCAACCATGTTTTTAAAGTAGGCAACTCTTGAGTCATCTTTAAGGTAAACGTAAGCTTCCATCAAAGATGCGTTTAAATAAATATCTTGTAAGATTGCGTAGTTAAGTGACTCGTAGTTACCTAGATTCATATCCTTACGATAAACAAGGGTATAAACTTCTGTGCTAGTCGCTGATGGCGTAGGAGCTAGGTAGATGTCGTTTCCTGCGATTGCATAGCGAGATACACTACCACCCTCATCAGAGTAGTTAAACATCTCCTTCATTGATACAGGCTCTAGTGCGTTACCTTTAGAGTCTGTTACGCTAATCATAGCTGTAATGCCAGTAGGAAGGACTGTAGATTGTGTTTTTGGTGTAATTGTAGATACGACTTCTTGCTCTACAATAGATAGCTTACGGTTAATTCTTAACTGCGCTAATGTTTGAAAGTCAGGAATAACAGAGGTTAAATCTGATCTGTTTAACCAATCTGCTATAGCTGCTTGTAAATCGCTGTCTGTTGCTAATGCCATTACAGTCTCGCTGTTGTGGTTTTCATATATGGGTAATGTGTCTGAATAAGTTTA